GAGCAGAAGTAAAATCAAAATTAATTTGTGTGTCAGTTTTTGATTCTTCTTTAGGAGCTTCTTCTTGAGGTTTACTCTCTCCTAATTTCTTTTCTAATTCTTGGTAAGATTTAACTAAATCTTCTTGTGTTTTAAATTTACCAAGTATTGGTTTTGATTCAACAGCTTCTGGTGCTTGTTCAACTTCAACTGTATTGTTTGCATCTACTTTAGCTTCCATAGCATCTCTATGCTCTTGAGTTTCTTGTACTCCTTCTTCGGCAGGTACGTCAATTTTATCGACCATTAGTTCTCCTTATTATTATTTTCTTCCCTATCTTGTTTAACGCTATCCCTGACCATACCCATGCCCTCTTTTACAGCGACAGGGGAATTTTGTTGCATCATCATTTGTTCTTGCATTGCTTGTTGTTCTTGTGCAATTTGCTCTTGTGATTTAATTAAGCCATTCATCTCTACTCCTAAAGATGTACCAACTCTTTTTACATATTCTTCTAAATTTAAATAAGTCATTAACTGGTCTGCAAATGGTTGTAGTTGATTAACAAATGTATTTAATCTTTGTAAATCACTAGATCTACCTAATGCTTCAAGTCCTGTAACAATTTTAGGACGTATACTGTCTTTAGGTAAAGGAGGTAAAGCTTTTTTCTTTTCCATTTGATGAGTTAATCTATTAATTAAAGGTAATTGTAACTCTTGAGATAACAAAGAATACAAACCACCTAAACTATCATCAAGTTCTTTTGATACATAATTAATTTCTGTAGCAGTAACTCTGTCATTATTTCTTTGAACAGACGCATTTAACATAAATGCAAATTGTAATCTTTCTTCAATTATTTTTATTGTTTGAAATGAAACAGTAAAGTCAGCACTCTTGTTAACCTGAAGTGTAGTTACATCTTCTGCATTACCTTCTCTAATTGCACCGTTAGGACTTTCAGATAAAGTTTTTAATCTTGTACTTCCATTTGGTTTTACTAAAAATAAAACTTTACTTGAAGCCGCAGATCCTTCTACAATTGCTCTATATAAAGCTTCTAAACTACGAAGATCACCGATATACTCCTCAATAAATCCTCTACCGTAATCAGCATTGTCAATTGATGTATATCTTAATGGTATAAAAGCGTTTTTATCTAAAGGATAACTACCTATAGATGATGGTATAGTTTTTTCATTTATCTCTTGATGTACTTCCCATTTTTTACCATTAGCTGATCTTTTAACACAAGTGTAAATTTCACAAGTGTTTTCATAACCGTCTTTATCTTTGTCGCCATCTATTAATTCTTTTTGTTCTTCTGTTAAAGAGCTAGGTGAAACCATATCTTTTGTAATAATCTCTAAAATACTACCTACACCGTCTCTCTTAACGACAAATCTATCCAAGTGATAAACCTTCATTTTAAATTCAGGAGTAATATAAAGTAGTACATTACCGCAAATTAAAAGATGTTTTAAAGCTTCAAATAAAGCATTTCTAAAGTTATTAACTTCCATCTCATTCATAACAACTCGTTCGATTGAACCCATTGCTTTTTCAAACTCACCTTTCATATCATCTCGACCAGACAACTCAGACAAAGTAAACTCGTCAAGTGTTAGTCTAAAGAAAGGTTGATTAGGGGGAAGTAAAGCTAGAAGTAGCTTTGAAGATAGATTGTTTACACCTCTTGCACCAATTCCTTGATATGGTGTATATAAAGTAGTATGGCCTGTGTGGTGTTCTCTAGGCATTATTGAGGGAATAGTAAACTCACTTGCGTCTCTTGCTCTATCAAGGTAAGGATCTCTTATTGCCTCTAATGTATTATATCTAGATTTTGCTGTCGTATAATTTGCCATGATCTATTAAGGTATATTTGCTCCAGATCCACTTGATCCAACGCCTATTTGTAAAGGTATTCTTAAAGCTGATTTACCTCTTTTCTTAGAGTAACTTACATTACTTGATGTATTTACTTGAGGTGCTTTAGGTGCCTTTTCTCTTAATCTTGTATTACTTGCATTTACCTCTGATGCGGGCATTGCAGGTGGTGGCGGTGGAGGAGGTGGTGGTTTAGGTCTTGAAAATCCACACATTTATTTAATATCTCCTACTATTATTTCTTTTAATATATTTTCATCTTTGTCAGATAAAAGCTGTTTTAGATGTAAAACAACACTACTTTGACCTGCCTTAAACCATACTTGTCTTTCAGTATCTTTTAAATCAGGTGATTTATCAGGGAATTGTTTGTCTAAATAATCTAGTAACTCTTGATTAATCATAAGTTGTTTCCAAGAGTGCAACTATTTAGCTTTAATTTTTAGGGGAATAGGTACTATTGTTAGTACATTTTTGGTAGGTATGACCATAGTATTACCACCGTCAGCGATAACAAATTTGCCATTTTTTATGTCAGTTGTAAAATCTGACGCTAATATAAAAGAGCTTTCATTCTTTTCAACAAGAAATCCAACACTTAAACATATTGTAGGTAACATCTGTTGTATTGTGGAAATTTCATTCCAAGATGAATCAGAGTTTGCGTCTTCCCAAAGACAAAGTACAAACTTATACTTCGGTGGGTTTGTCGACAACCACTGTAGTAGTTGTTTTAGTAACTTCTTCATTCTTATTTTCCTCTTTTTCAGTTGGGTTTTCTGGTGTAGGATCTAAAGGTATTTCTTCTAATGTAGATCTTTGATTGCTTTCTCCTACTATCTTATAAGTAGCATTAACAGTTGGTGGAAATTGATTTTCTGTATCAGGTGTTCTTGCATAAAACACATCTTCATAAAGTATATCTGCATTTATCCATGTTTTCTTTTTCCATTTTTTAACAACACTACTCATTTCTTTAACTCCTTTATCTTTTCAATTTCTAATTCACAGTAATGAATTATTTTTTGTAAATCTTGTATTTCTGTTCCTTTGTATAAATAACGACAAACATACTTAACAATACAGCCTTGAAAAAATGATAAACCATTTTTAGAAATAAATTCATAAGGTTGTATAATAAACTTTTGATAATGTGAGCCTCCTACTTGTCTATCTTTAGGAAAAGCTTCATCAAACATTTTTTTATTTGGCATTACCACTCCATAGTTTAGGTTCTTTCTTTTTAAAATCGTAATCAGTATTTCTTAAAATACGAGCTACACGAGCTTGTGTTAAAGCATCTTCTTCTGTTAAACCTTGTTCTACAAAACAAGACTTAACGACTTTCCATAAGTTCTTTTTCTTTAAGAATGTTTTTTTAGTTTTAACATCTCCGTAAGTTGGTGCTCCTTTATAATTATCTACAGGATCTCCAACTAATATTTGATAATAAAAATTATAATCAGCTTGTTTTTGTGTAACACCGTAAAACTCTTTTAGTTTAGGATTGTAATGTAATCCTGCTATTTGATTTAAGTCTTTATCAATACTACAAATAATCTTATTACCTTTAATAACATCTGCTGTTCCTAATATTCCAAGTATATCATCAGCCTCAAGTTTAGGTCTAATATAACCGTTAAACTTCTTATAAATATAATCTCTACAAAACTTTAAAGTAATAGGCTTTCTTTGTTTAGTTCTGTTTAATTTATAATCTGGAAATATCTCTTTTCTAAAATTATCTTTATCACTCAATGCTGATATATACTCTTTACATTGAGTATCGTGTATTAAAGTTTGGTAAGCGTCTTCAATTTTTCTAATACAATCTTTTTCATCAGAATGTAATGTCCATATAGCTTCATCATCATCACCCCATCTAATAGGTTCTTCGCTTGAGAACGCAACTTGATAAGCAATAACATCAGCGTCTATTAATAGTGTGCTCATTATCCGTTTCCTTTAGGTTTTATAGTGTTTAAATTTACATGAATGACGTTTCCGTCACGGTTTTTAATTTTCTTTCTAAAATCATTTTCATCAAAGTCTTTTTCAACAGCTTCAACTAAAGGTAAAGTTCCAAGTAAAGCACCATGACTTTCTACTGTTTTTAAAAAACCAGATAATATAGATCCAACTTGCACAGCAGGACTGTTAATCATATCTTCTGGTGTTTCTGTATCGCTAAACTTTTCAAAAATACTAAATTCTATTTTATCTTTGTTATCCTCTTTATCGTGTAAAACTATAATAACCTGCATTTTATTTCCTTTAATTTTTCCCACCAAGCATCTGCGATTTTATATAAATCAGTTGGTGTTTTAGTGTTTCCTTTTTTAGTGTTACATGAATGACAAATGATCCATATATTTTCTTTCTCATAACCTTTTGTTGTATCTAGTCTATCTACTGACGGAGAGTTTTCTTGACTTCCTTGTGGTATCATTACAATTTGACAACATGGACAATGACTTGGTGTTATTAAAATAAGTTCGTCTATTGTTAATCCGCAATCATGTCCTTGTCGTACTCTTTGATTGCATAAAGCGTTTGATGCCCATTTTCTCCAATTCTTATTAGTGGGTTTCAGCCCAGTTTTTACCGACACGGTATTCTGCTCCTAGTGGTACCCTAAGATTAAAATGCTCCCCTGCCTCTTTAATACTTTCTACCGCTAGCTTACCCACGTCTTCTGCAATATCTGGTTTTGCTTCTATTTGAAATTCATCATGTATGTTTGCTATAACAAATGCGTCTACATCTTTTAATTTACTCCAAAGAATAATTAATGCTTTCTTCATTATGATTGCCGCACAACTTTGGTTCAAAGCATTTAACGCTGAGTGTTGTGATCTAATAGTTAATATTCTTTTATCAATAGCTTTAATATATCCAACACCTTCTAACTTATCTATGATGTCATGTTTAAGTTCTTGTAAGAAAGGTAATACTCTATTAAATTTATCTAATACAATTTTTGCTTGACCCATATCACAATCTAATATTTCAGAAACTCTACGAGAACTTGCTCCATAAAGTACCGCATAAAGTATTGTCTTCGCTAGTGATCTTTTTTCTAAACCTAAGTTCTTTTGGTTGTAAGTATGTATGTCGCCATTAAGAATAAGATCTACATATTCTTTCCCACCTGTATAGTTATAAATATAATGGCCTAAACTTCTTGCTTCAATTCCACTTGCATCTGCACCTACCATTACATAACCTGTCGATGGTATAAATAATTCTCTACACTCTTTACCATACGGTGAGTTAATACTTGGTACTTGTTGTAAGTTTGGACTACGACAAGACATTCTTCCTGTTGTAATGTTAGTAATATAACTACTATGTATTCGACCTTTATTAACAACTTTTAACCATGCGTTTTTACCATCACTTAACATTCCTAATCTTTTTTCAATTAGTAAATAATCATTAAGTTCTTTAGCTTCTGGATAATCTAGATGTCCTAAAACTTCTTCATCAACAATTGGTAAACCTGTTTCAGAAAACTTTTTAGGTTTCCAATTTCTTAATTCCATAAGTCTATTAGATATTTGTTGTCTACTAGATGGATTAAACTTCATTATTTTAGATTTTCTAATAGCAATACCTTTTTTATATCCAAGTTTTTTATTATTAACTTTAGGAATAAACTCTCCTAAATCTACTTGCCAATCTGGTATTCTATTTTCTAAACTTAATTTAAGATCATGTGTTCTACCTAAAAGTTTTGCATGAAGGTCTTGTGCTTTAGCAACATCAAAACCAAATCCTTTGTCTTCTTGTAGTTTAAGTATGTTTGCTATTTCATGTTCTAACTCTACACTTTCTTGACTAAAACCTTTTTCAATTAATTTAGTATAAAGTAAAGAAGTTAGCTTTACATCTTGAACACAGTAATCAAGCATATCTTGATTAAAGTTTTCAAAGTCGTTAACTTCTGCATAATCTCCTTTGTAAAACTTAAGTCTTTGTCCCCAAGCTTTTAAACTATGTCTTCCTACTACGGACTTATCAATGTGATTGTTAGCTAACAATTTAAAGTCTACGCTATTCGCAATGTCAGGGTAGATAAGGCGACTTAAACATAGAGTGTCGTGGACTAACTCAGGGTTATGAGAGTAGTTATATAAACGCTTAAGCACAGGGAGGTCATACTTTATTACGTTGTGTCCCACGATTAAGTTGTCAGCTA